GAAATAAATCAAACAATAAATGAATTATTAATTGCTTTTCAAGATTGTGTTAGAATAAAAAATTCAGATTTAACAAAATTAGTTGAATTAGTAGCTGCTGTAAATGAATGTGCTAATGGAGGTTTACATTATGATACAAAAACACAAGAAATTTTTGAACCTTTAACAGATACAGTTGTAACATATCCTGTTAATTCTTTTCATGCAATTTCAATTTTAGTTTTGAATGGTCAGATTACACAAACTATAAATACAACTGTAGTAACATTTCCAGCAGGTACAACATTAAACACAGAATATACAACATTAAATCAAACCGCTGTTACTTTTACTGTAAAAGCAGGAAGTAAAGTAGTTGTTGAATATCTAACACAAACAATATAATGGCAGAAATTAATAATTCATTAGGTACAAATTCTGGAACAAATATAACAAAAACATCTGAATTAATAAATGACGGTGAAAACAATACTTCTACTTATGTTGAGGTAAGTGATTTAGAAAGTGTTGCTTTTACAGGTAATTATAATGATTTATTTAATTTACCAACAATTCCTTCAGGAAATACTAATTTAACATATAGTCCTTCTTCAACAAACGGTATTGTAAATAGCGATACTGGAACAGATGCTACAATTCCATTAGCTACAAATATAAACGCCGGTTTATTAAGTCCTAATGAAAAAAGTTTAATTTCTACAGCAATACAAACAGAAGATTTAAGTGATGTTGCTTTTTCTGGAAATTATAACGATTTAAATAATTTACCAAATTTAAATTTAAAAGAAGATAAATTTAATAAAGGAATAGCGAATGGGTATGGTTCTTTAGATATAAATGGTAAACAACCTCTGTCAGAAGTAAACGATGCTTTAATAGGTAATATTCATTGGAAAGGAATTTATAATGGAACAGTTATAATTTCTTCTCCAGATACAGGATTAATAGGTAATGCTTTACCAACACCTTCTTCTTCTAATACAGGCTGGTATTTTATTGCACAAGGTTCTTTTACAAATAGTGGTAATAATTATGAAACTGGTGACTGGATTATTTCTGATGGTTTAACTTGGAATAAAGTAGACAATACTGACGCTGTATCTTCAGTAAATAGTAAAGTAGGAAATGTTGTTTTAAATACAGATGATATTTTAGAAACAGGTACTCCTACTAATAAATGGTGGAGTAATTTAAGAACTATTACTTCAAATTTAACAGGTTATATTTCTGGAGCAGGTATTATAACTGCTGCTGATACTATTCTTTCAGCTATACAAAAGCTTAATGGAAATATTAATAATTTAATAACAGGTGTCAGTAGTGTATTTGGTAGAACAGGTGTTGTTACAGCACAAACTGGAGATTATAATACAGAACAAATAACTGAAGTTACAAATAAAAAGTTTGTTACAGATGCTTATTTAACAGTATTATCAAATACTTCTAATACAAATACAGGCGATGAAACAACAGCTACAATTAAATCTAAATTAGGTGTTGCTTCAACTTCCACAGAAGGGTATTTAACAAATACAGATTGGAATACTTTTAATAATAAACAAAATACTATATCTTATACTACACAGGAAGATTTATGGACTTGGCAAAGAACTAAAGGTGCATATATTTTTGAAGATTTCTTAGGAAGAAATGATAATGTTGGTATACCTACTGCATTTGGTATTACTTCTGAATCTTCAGGAACAGGAGCTGTAAATAGAACTACTGGAACTTTTCCAAATAGAACAAATCAAACCGGAGTACTTCTTTTATCTACAGGAACTACTGCTACAGGTAATGGAATTGTTAGATTAGGTTCCGCTAATGCACCACAACATTATATAGGAAATGGAGCTATTAGCTATGAAACATATGTAAATATTGAAACATTATCTAATTCGATAAATAGTTTTACATCAATAATAGGTCTTTATACAGGAGGTAACGTAAGTAATACCTCAAATGGTATTTTCTTTTTATATGATGAAGGAGGTGTATGGAACGGCGGAAGTTTAGGAGCATCTCCAAATTGGAGATGTGTAACTGTAAATACATTTACTAGAACTACTACAAATTCAGGCGTGGCAATTTCAGCAAGTGGCTGGGTTAAACTTGGTATTGAAATTAATGCTGCAGGAACAAGTGTTGGATTTTATATAAATGGTTCATTAGTAGCTACTCATACTACAAACATACCTTCTACATCTACTGCGATGCATTGGTATAATTTATTTAATAAAACAGCAGGTACTACTTCTGTAAATATGTATTTTGATTATATTGCATACAGACAAATTTTTACAACAAATAGATAATGGTTAAAAAAATTTTTAATTCTATATTTAAAGATGTTTTGAATAAAGAAACATTTTTAAAAAATAGATGGCATTTACATACTTTAGGAATACTTCCTTTTAGTATAATTTTTGGATATTTTTCTAAATATTTTAATTTTCAAAATAATTTTGAAAAAATTGGAGAATATTTTATACCAATTTTTGGTATATTTTTAATTTCTTTTAGTGTTGAATTATTTCAGCAAGGTAAAAGAATAATTGGTGAAAATGAACGTTTTGAAAGTAATAAAGACGGTGTTTTTACAACAATAATTGGTAGTATATTTTTTATTATTTTTAAACTAGTTTTTAATTGATGATACAAGTTTTTTTAGCACATTGGGATATTGTGTTAGGAGTTATTGGAATTTTAACTTCACCTATAGCGTGGATATTTGGTGGAAGACAAACCAAAAAAATGGAAATGAAAAAAGGTTCAATAGATGCAATTAGTTCTATGCAAACTCTTTATGATAATTTTTTACAAGATTATAAAGATAGAATGAATGAAGTTATTTCAGAACTTGTTTTTGTAAAAGCAAATAATACAGAACTTCAAAGACAATTTAACGAGTTACATTTACAATACGCAAAAGAAATAGAAAGATCTCAAAATTGGGAAAAATTGCATAATGAACTTAAATTAAGATATGATTCGTTGACTAAAGCTTATGAATCTTTACAAAAAGACCATGATAAACTTAAAAAGGATTTTGAAAACCATAAAAAAAATAATAAATGAAATTAGATAGTAAAGGTTACGATTTAATAAAAGAGTTTGAAGGTTTGTCTTTAAAACCTTATTTGTGTCCTGCAGGAGTTCCTACTATAGGATACGGTAATACTTTTTATCCTAATGGTAAAAAAGTTACAATGAAAGATCCTATTATTACAAAAGAAAGAGCTCATGAAATATTAGTATTTGTTGCAGATCTTTTTGCTAAAGACGTAGCTACATTAATAAAATCAACAGTAACACAAAATCAATTTAATGCGCTTGTAGATTTTGCGTATAATCTCGGTACAGATATTGATGCTGACGATATTGCTGAAGGTTTAGGTGATAGTACTTTACTTAAAAAAGTAAATAAAAATCCTAATGATCCTACTATCAAAGATGAATTTTTAAAATGGAACAAGGCTAATGGTAAAATATTAGACGGATTAACTAGAAGAAGAACTGCGGAAGCAAAATTATATTTTACAAAATGAAAATAAATTTTAATTTAGACGAAAGAAAAATATCTAAAGAAAGTAGAAATAAAATATATGATCTTGGTCAAATATCTACAACTCTTCAAGATTTATTAAATAATTCTGAAATTACAATTACTGATAATTTAATACCTATTATTTCAGTAACAAATACTGATGACATAATAAGTTATTACTTATTACCTGATTTAAAATACGATTATTCTAATATTTCTAGAAGAAATACTTTAAATATATTAGAAACAGATTTAATTCCTTTATCAGGTAGTTCTTCATCAGGTGGTTCTGGAACTACTCCAACACTTCAAGAAGTTTTGGATACTGGAAATATTAGTTCTACAGGATTTAATATAAATCTTTCTCCAACAGATAATACTACGTCAGTTAGTAATATTTTTAGTGTTCATAGTAATATTATTGGCTCAGGTTCTAATTTATCAGATTCTCAACTTACTTTTTTTAGTCCTATTCCTGGTGATTTTACAACATATTCTAGTAATTATTTTGGTAAAACTGAAAACTCAAAAAATACAACAGTTCTTTTTGAAACACCTTCAGGAATGAATGATATATTCATTCCCGATAAAAGTGGAACATTACTGGTTTCAACAGATTTACCAAAAACGTATCGTGCAACAATTACTCAAACAGGAACTTCCGCTCCAACAACAAATATATTACAAAATACAGTTGCTCCAGGATTAACTTGGTTAAGAGACGCTGTTGGTACATATAGATTAAATTTAACAGGTGCTTTTCCAGAAATTAAAAGATTTTTACCAATATTTCCAAATGATAATAATGGAGTTGTAAATTATTTACCAGTTACGAATACTGTTGCAGAGGTTATTTCAGGTTATTATACAATGTATTTTGGAAGTGAAGATGATTTGTTTTTATTAACTGTTGATGAAACATTTACACCAATAGAAATGGAAGATTTATTTTTTACTTCTAGATTACCTGTTGAATTTTATATTTATAATTAATGGAAAATAAAAAAAAATCTTTTATTCTTTATCTTATAATTTTTATTTTATTTCTTTGTAATTTTATTCCAAGAAGTTGTTCTAAAAAACAAAATTCTTTAATAATTCCTAAAATAGAAGGAAAATTTGATACAATTAAACCTAAAGAAGTTAAAGGAAATAAAGAATATGTTTATATTACTAAATATAAAACTAAAATAGTTACTACTCATCCTGTTAATGATTCTGTAGTTAAAGAGTTTGAAAAAGCTTCTGATTCTACTAAAATTAATATGTTTATGGAAAAAACTAAAATAAGACAGTATAACGAAGTATTTGAAAATGATACTATCAAACTATCAATCTTTGCAGAAACTGCAGGAGAGCTTCTTAAAATGAGTCCTAGCTGGGTTATAAAAGAAAGAAAAATGCAAATTAAAGAAAAAGAAACAGTTTTTGCATTATATGGAGGTATAAAAGTTTATAATAACATGATGTTATCTAACCCTGGAATTGAAGGAAATTTAGGTTTTCAAATTAAAAGAGGAGATATCATTGAAGCAGGATATGATACAAATAAAAATATTTTAGTAGGTTATAAATATAGATTACTAAACATAAAAAAATAAATTACAAAATAAATTTGGATTTATTAAATAATAATATTATATTTGTACTTTAATTTAAAAAATAATCTATGCATTTAGAACAAATCAAATCTTTTTTAAGAGAAAAAAAAGGATACTTAAAAGAAGGTGGTAAAAGACTTGCTAAAATTTTAAAAATATCTAATGTAGAATTGTGTAAACAAGCTATTAGAGAAGTTCAGCGAGAATTAAGATTTAAAAAAATTAGTAAAGCTAAAAGATTATTCTATGATATTGAAACATCTTATAACATAGTTAAATCTTGGAGAACTGGATATGGTCTTACAATACAACCTGGAGATATAATTCATGAAAGAGCTATTATGACAATAGCTTGGAAATGGGAAGGTGAAGACACTACTTATTCTATGTCTTGGGATAAAGGAAATGATAAACATTTAGTACAAAAATTAGTAGAATTGCTGAATGAAGCTGATGAAGTTGTAGGACATAATATAGAAAAATATGATACTGCTTTTTTAATGACAAGAGCATTAGTTCATGGAATATTAGCGTTACCTAAATATAATCAATTTGACACACTTAAAAAAGCTAGAGCTTATTTTAATTTTAATTCTAATAAACTAGACTATTTAGCAAAGTTAATGGGATTAAATGGTAAGTATGAACATGCAGGAATGAAAATGTGGGATGATATAATCATGTACGATATTCTTGGAGTAGGTTCTCAAAAAACAAGAGATGAAGCTATGCAAGAAATGATGCATTATAATTCAATAGATGTTATACAAACAGAAGAAGTTTTTAACAGATTAAGAGTTTATACTGAGCATGAAACACATCATGGTGTAATAATGGGTAAACCTAAATTTACATGTCCTAATGATGGTTCAGAAAATGTAGAATTAGTTAAAACTTACGTTACTAAAACAGGTTACATAAAGAGAATAATGAGATGTAATGATTGTGGTCAATCTTATATTTTAAGTAACACTGAATATTTAAAATTTTTAAACAAATAATATTAAGCCTCTCTATATTACAGAGGGGCTTTTAAGTTTATATAAATATGGCAAGCACACTCCAAGTTATATATGATGTCAAAGAGACTCTTAAAAAATATAGCGATGATTCAGATTATGACAACAGACATATTCTATATCTTTGTAATTTAAAAAGAGCTAAATTTCTTAGACAATTATTAGACGATAAAACAAGAAATTTTGATCCAATACTAATGCAATCTTTTTGTTTAGGATTTGAAGAAGTTAGTAAAGATCTTTGTGGTATTACTACATCATGTACTGTGATGAGAAGTATTAAACCTCTTCCTAGATTATTACAAGTTAGAAATAGAAATACATTAGTATCTGTAAAATTTGCTGAAGTATTTGCTAAAACATTAAAAATAATTGATTTTAGTCAAGCACCATACGTGTTAGATAAACCTTACAATAATAGTATTTATCTTACTATTGATAGTAATAATTATGTTTATATGATTTCTAAATTACCAGAACATAAAATGATTGAATGTTTATATTTTACAGGAGTTTTTGAAAATCCTAGTGAATTAGAAGATTTTAATAGTTGTTGTAATTGTAATATAGTCAAATCTTGTTTTGATGAAGACACAGAATATCCTGCACCATCTTTTATTATTGATTTAATAAGAGACGAAGTAGTTAAATTATACATAACTACTAAAGAAAAAATGATCGAAGATAAAGACAATAACTCAGATGATAATTAAAAGATCTTCAAAAAAAATTCCAGCAGAATATGGCATGGTTGATTATTATAATTATTATTGTAAAAATAATAGTTATAAAATAACAAAAAATGAACATAATGAAATACTTAGTATTTTAAATAAATTTGTAGCAGATGAAATAGTTGAAACAGGAAAAGAATTTATTCTTCCTTGTAGATCTGGAAATATATCTATTGTTAAAATTAAAAGAGGTTTAAAAATATTACCTGATCAAAAAATAATCAACACTTCACCTCCAAATTGGAAAGAAACATTAAATCTTTGGGCTAAAGACCCAGAAGCTAAAGAAAGAAAAATTCTGATAAGGCATTCTAATATTCATACTGGAGGATACGTTTATATTATAAAATATAATAAATATAACGCTACTTTTAAAAATAAAACAGTTATTGATTTTAATCCTGTCAGAGATTTTAAAAGAGCTGTGACAAAAAGAATAAATGATTATTCAAAAGAAAAATATAACGCTCACGAAATAAAAATTTAAAATGCATAACGGAAAATATACTTCTATTCGTTCAATATTTTCAGAAATATTAAGATATCCTTTTGTAGAAGGAATTCAGCCTGAAGACATTGCATTATATTTAACAAATTTATTATCATTAATAGGAAGTCCTTTTGCTTTTGATAAAAAATTTGAAATTGTAAAAATTGAAAATTATAAAGGATTGATTCCTTGTGATTTAATTAGAATTGAAGGTTCAAGATATCGTCTTGAGCATACAGGTAGATTTGTACCATTATTATATGCTTCAGATATATATGCTTCAGCATTACATTGTGAAGATTGTCCTGATAAAGATTGTAAATCAGATCATAGTTATTCTTTAAATAATGGTCAAATTTATACATCTTTTCCTAAAGGTGAAGTACAAATAGCTTATCAAGGAATTGTGACAGATGAAGAAGGTTTTCCAATGATACCTGATTCAGTTAAAGTAAGACAAGCTTTAAAATATTATATTCTATGGCAATATGCAGAACCTGCAAGATATAGAAATGAAATTCCTAAAGATGTTTATGAAGAAATTCGTAGAGATTATGCATGGTATGTTGGCGCAGCATCAAACGAATTAAATATGTTAACTCTTGATAAAGCAAAAAGTCTTGAAAATGGAATTATACGTTTATTTCAAGGAATGGATCATCACAGTTCTACATGGAAACATTTTAATAAAACTGAACTATTTAAAAAATAATTATGATAAAAGGTGTAAAACATTCTTATCGTGGAATGAATCAAGATATTAGTAAATCTAAATATCCAAATGATTTTTATTACGAAGGTAAAAATATTAGAATTGTTGCTACAGATACACAGTCCACAGGTTCAATTACAAATGAAAAAGGTAACGAATTAATTATTTCATTACCTACCATAAATATTGATTATTTAAATAAAGTAATAAACTACGGTTCAAAAAGTTTAAATTATAAAAATACTGAAATTAATGATTTTGCACCAAATCAAAGTGGTGAACAAAAAATTATTGGTCATTCTACAAATAGAAATTATATTGTACTATTTACAACAGATAATAATGGATTTGATTGTATTTGGAAATTAACATATGATAATTATGATTTAACACTTGTTTATTTACGAAATTTAAATTTTAATACTTCGCATCCAATTCAAGTAATAAATAATTTTGAAAATGAAAAAATAGATAAAATTTATTGGGTAAACGGAGTTAATCAAATGCAATATCTAAATTTACAACATTCAATTGTAAATGGTGATGTTGAAGAATTAATAGACCTTCCATCAGGAGTTGTCAATATGGTCGGTAAATATAAATTTGATGAGCCTAAAATTGTTAAAATTTCAAAAGGAGGAATTCATACTTCAGGTATGATACAATATGCATACAATTTATATCGACTAAATGCTTCTCAAACAAAGTTAAGTCCGTTAAGTAAATTAATTCCTTTAAATAAAGGAGATCGAGGAGGTAACTTAAATGAAATTGTTGGAACAATACCTGTATTAAAAATATCTAATTTAGATACCAGTTATACCCACATTAAAGTTTATGCTATAAAATATACTTCGTATAATGAAATACCAAGTGTTTCATTAATTTCTGATGAATATATTCCTTCAAATGGTGAAGTTGATGTTTTTGATGATGGTAATATAATTAGTAGTATTTCTCTAGATGAATTTTTATTTTTAGGTTCAGATATTATTACACCAAAACATATTAATTCTAAATTTAATAGATTATTTTTTGCAAATTATAAAGAAATAAATTTTAATATTAATTTAGATACTAGAGCATATAGTTTTAATTCAAGTAATCAATGTACAGTATATAACAATGTAAAATTATTTGAATCTGGCGACACTACTCCTAATGTAAATGGATTGACAGGAGAACCTAGAACTATAACAAATTCTTTTACTAACACTCCTAATGAAATATTTGATAGTATTAATTTAGATTATGATGTTTATAAATATCAATATGGTGGATTAATTTTAGGAGGAGAAGGTAAATATTTAAAATACGAATTAGTACAAAATAATGAAAAAAATATAGGTGATAAATACTTTAAAGATAATGAAATATATCGTTTAGGTATTCAATTTTATAATATTTTTGGACAAGTAACTACTCCTAATTGGATTGCTGATTTTAAAGCTCCTGAAGGAAATTTAGAAGAAATGTTTAATAAATTAAAAGTTACTTTAAAAAATGATTTTTATGTTTGGTTAAATAATTCTAATAATTTTAATACAATTTATGATAAACCTGTAGGTTATAAATTATTAATTGCTCAAAGAAATATTAATGATCGAACTATTCTTTCTAGTGGTATTTTATCAACTATGTTGTGTAATGATAATTCTGGAACAGAACAAACATCTTCTCCATATATTATTGACAATTCTAAAAAATTACCAAAATTACCTAATATTTTATTAAGAAATTGTGATAGTAATTTGTCAAATATGTACGGTTCTTCTAGACCATTAAAAAATGCTAGAAACTTAGATGACTTTTATGATGGTTCATATAATGGAGAAAATCCTGGAGATGAAGCACAATTTGCTTATTTTGTTGATAGAGATACATCTGGTAGATCATGGCAATTTAATTCAATGATGCAAATGTATTCTCCTGAAATTCTTTTTGGATTTACTAATAATTTACCTGCTAACTTGAAATTTAAAGTTAAAGGTGCATTTAAAAATTCTTACAATGCATCTTGGATTAAAGAAAATCACGTAGATGGTTCTGAACAAAGTGAAGGTAAAATATTTGACGGTATTTCTCCACATGTTGGAGGTGGTCCTACTAAAACATATAAAACAATAAAAGGTAAAATTTCAAATCTTTTAAGTGCTGGAATAATAGGACATCCTACAGGAAGTGATCCTAATCATACTGAAAGAATGTTATTTTATAGAAATTATGGTAATTTAGATAACATTACAGATAATTATACTGTTGGTGGTTTAGTTTATCCTTTTCAAAACAATTTAGTATATTCATTAAATGATGGTAATGTTGATTATGAAAATTTTAAAAAAATAATATCGATAAAACTTGGTAAAACTAATGGAATTGCTACAGGAACATATAATTCAGATATTACTTTTACAGTAACACCTGATCCAGGATATACAACTGTTCCTTATGATGTTAAACTTTGTAAAGATGTAAATGGAGTAAATATTTACACAGGTTTTATGTTAACAGGTGTAACAGGAACTCAAAATTTAAATGAAACTAAAACTTTTATTCCTTCAGGTACTGGTGGAACTTATTATATATATGCTAATTATGGTTTAATTTTAGAAGCAAATGCTCCATTTTCTGCAAAAATAGATGTTGTTGTTAATGTTAAACATAATGGTGTAGATACAGATAATTGTACAACAACAAATAATCCAATTAGCACTGGACCAAATGTTTCACCAACAGCAGTTTATTATGAAAGAGCTTTAAATAATGTTTCTTATGATATTTACGGTTCTCCTGAAATAACAGAAGTGGATCAAAAATATACTAATTATAATAATGATGTACAATTAAGATACACTAATACTTTAGAAAGTTTTATTACTGATGGAGATAGTGATTGGGAATTTATGGATGATTTTAATAGAGCTATTACATCTATTAATGCAACAAATAACAGATGTGTTACATTTGTTTTAAATAATATTATACCTCCAATTTCTTCAAATCCTGTGTATAGGCCTACATTAGAACAAGTTTTCATTAATTCTGGAATAACAGGAAGTGATTTTGGAGTTATCGGTGAATTTATAAAAAACAATGAAGAAATTTATTTAAGTAATATATATGGAGGAAATTCATACGAATCTAAAAGAAGAACAAACTATATTGAAATAGGTGAGTATAAAGATATTTCTTTAAGCACATCTTCATTTTTTCAAAACAATGTTAATTTTGTAAATTCTCCTGGAGATACTATTGTTGAAAGATTTAGATTTTTAAGAATAATTACTAAAGAACCATATATTAATGTAACAAATGTTAGAGAATATGAAGAAATAATAGATGTTCCTGTAGAAACTACTGTTGATTTAATTAATAGAAATGATGATAGTTTGAGTAATTGGGATGCTGCATTCAGATATACTAATGAAGATTATCATAAATATAATAAAGTTTACTCTCAAAAATCAGATTTAATAATTAGAAGAAATACTAATTTTAATTTTAAAAAAGTTGATAATTTTGATACAAATGTAATTGTAAGTAAATTAAAAATTAATAATGAAATTATTGATAGTTGGACTGATATTTTATTAAATGAAACTTTAACTTTAGATGGTAAATATGGATCAATTAATTCGTTACATAACTTTAAAGATGAATTATTTACAATTCAAGATTCAGCAATTGCTTTCTTATCAATATTACCTCGTGTACAAGTACAAAGTTCTGACGGAATAGGAATTGAACTTGGAGAAGGTAATGTTTTACAAAGATATAAATATATAAGTATTGAACAAGGTACTAGAAATAAATGGAGTGTGATAAACTCTCCAAATGCTTTTTATTTTTATGACGTGTTGAATAATACAATACAAATTTGTAGTGGTAACGAAGTTGATAAAATATCCGATCTAAAAGGAATGCATACATATTTTATAAAAAATATAAATAAAAATAAAATATCTCAAAACAATCCTGTTTTAATAAACGGAGTTACTGCAGAATACGATAATATTAATAATGAAATATTTTTTACATTTCTTCAAGAAAATGATATTTCTTTTACATTAAATTATAATGAATTAACTAAATCATTTGTTTCATTTTATGATTATATTCCTACAAGATTTATTTCAAAAGGAGATCATTTTTTAGCAGTAAAAAACAATAATCAACAAATTTACAGACAGTATTCAGGAGAATATAATAAATTTTTTGATGAATATTATCCTTCAAGTGTAATATTGAATGTTAATCCTGAATCAGATTTAGATTGTGTGTTTAATAATTTAGAATATAAGTCTGAAGTTTATATTAATAATATAGATCAACCTAACAACACATTAACAAATGTAAGATTATGGGATGAATATCAAGATACAGGTACAGTTCCATTAGTGATTAATAGTAATCTTTCTCGTAAATTTAGAGATTGGAGAGTAACTCTTCCTCGTAAAATTGGATCTAGAGATAGAATAAGAAATCCTTGGATCTTTTTAAAACTTGATTTTGAAAATAATATAAATAAAAAACTTGTTTTACATGATTTAATTGTTTATTATACAATATAATAAAAATATAGTACAAAATATACATCATATTATTTGCAATTTCAAAAAATATGATGTATATTTACAACAAAATTAAAAAGAATGGTTGGAATATATACAATAAAGAATACAATAAATAATAAAGTCTATATTGGATCAAGTATAAATGTTGAAAAAAGATTAAAAGATCACTTTATAAATCTAAGTAAGAATAAACATCATAATCAACATTTACAATTTGCTTATAATAAGTATGGTAAAGATTATTTTACTAAAGAAATCCTAGAAACTTTTGAAGATATTGATAGAGATGACTTGTTTGATATTGAAAAGGAGTATATTTTAAAATATAAAATTGAAAATACGTATAATATTGCTATTGACACAAGAGCAGGTGGTTTTGAATCTTTAAAAAGAGATTGTTTCTTATTAAATCTGAGTGGAGAAATTATTGAAACATTTGAATCTGTAATCGAAGCTTCATTATTTTTAGGTTTAAAAGATAGAGCTTCTACTAATAGTTTTCGTATTATAAAAGATAAGTATCGATTAGTAACTAAAGAGTTTTATGAGACAGAATTAGCACTAATCTTATCTTGGAAAAAGTATAAAAACATTAAAGATAGTTTTGTTAAGTATTATAATTATGATACTGTTAAAAGTAAATATATTGTAACACATAATAAAGAAGTTATAGGTATGTTTAAAAATGAAAAAGATGCCATAAAAGTTAGCAAGTATTTACTAAAAATTGATAGAAATGAATAATATAAATCCAATTAGTGCACCTCCTTTTGCTTCGGCAGGGGAGGTTTCTTTGAATAAGAATGTATATAAAACTGTAGACATTCTTCCTCAAATACCAGAAACTCCTGTACAAGAACAATCTGTTGAACAGATACCTAATACAATGAGTATACTCCCACCAATAGTAAATAAAAAATTTACTCCTGTTATACAACAAACTCCTGATAATGCTCAGGAAGTTCAAAGAAATAACATATCTCAAATGGATAATCAAGTACAAGGAATAAATCCTGCATCTAGATTATTTGGAAAAGGTGGTTTACTAAATGCTGTTGATGAAGGAGGTACTCACGAACAAAATCCTTTAGGTGGTGTACCTATGGGTAAAGGAACAGATGGAGTAACTAACTTTGTAGAACAAGGTGAAACATCATTTAACATCAAAGGTCAAAAATTTATTTTCTCAAATAGAATAACAATATGAAGTCACAAGAACTTATAACAAAATTTAAATTACCAGGGTATATTGCAGGATTATCTTTTGCAGATGCATCTAAAAAAATAGATAGTAAATTTAAAGATAGAAACGATATAATTTCTAAAAAAACTAAAGAAGAATTACTTGGTAGATTATCACAAGCACAAGAATATCTTAAAGCACAACAGCAAATTGAAGAAGT